TGATAAGAATTATTGCAAATTACCCGAGAATAGCTATGCTAATAAGAGATTGGCAACTGATCAGATTGCCCCATTTAATGAAAAAGAATGGAGTATGTAATTTAATTTAATTGTAAAAAATTAAATTAAAAAATATTTATAATAAAAAATGTGTGGAATAATTGGTTTTATAGGAAAAATAAATAGTTTAAAATACATGCTTTTAGGCTTGAAATTACTGCAAAATCGTGGTTATGACAGTGCAGGAATTAGTGTTATGCATAATAAAAAAATTCACGTATTAAAATACGCATCCACCGACCAAATAGATTCAATAAAGAATTTAGAAAACAATTTAAGCAAAATACCAGACTCTAATTTTGCGATTGCTCATACAAGATGGGCGACTCATGGTAAAAAAACCGATGAAAATGCGCATCCTCATTTATCAATGGATGGATCCGTCGCAGTCGTTCATAATGGAATAATAGAGAATTATTTAGAAATTAAAGAATTCCTACAAAAAAAAGGTTTCTACTTCAAAAGCCAAACTGATACCGAAATTATTGCGCAATTATTACAATATTTTTTAAAAGAATATGCATATGATTTTGTGGAAAGTATTGAACATTTATGTAATACTTTGAAGGGTACTTGGGCTTGTTTGATAATGTGTGATAAATTTCCGGAATATTTGGTAGCGATAAAGAATGGTAGTCCGTTATTGTTTGCGAAGAATGAGAATGGATATTTTTTTACATCGGAGGTGTCAGGATTTCAGAATGAGGTAGATGATTATTTGATCATAAAGGATAAGGCTTATTATATAATTGATAATGTGAATAATAAGATATTTACGAAACAGATAAAACATGGGGTTGAATTTGATGAGTGGGCAGAGAGTCAGAAATTGCACACGATTGATAAACAATTAATCGATCTATCGCCTGATCCTTTCCCACATTGGATGTTGAAAGAAATTTATGATCAGATTGATAGTAGTAATCGTGCATTGAATTATGGTGGTAGATTGAGTGGCGAGATGGGTATAAAGTTGGGAGGATTGGAGGCGCATAGGGAGGAGTTGGTGAAATATCGAAGGATTTGTTTATTGGCTTGTGGTACATCTTATCATGCAGGAATGTTTGGTAGTATAATTTTTACAAAATTTGGTATTTTTGATTCTGTCAAAGTTATGGATGCAAGCGAATTTTATGATTATAATTTTGAAAACGAAACATTATATTTGGTATTATCCCAATCAGGTGAAACAAAAGATGTTCATAGAGCAATGGAAATCGTTGGGAAGAAAGGTGGAAAAATTATATCAGTAGTAAATGTTGTAGAATCATTGATCGCGAGGGAGGCATTGTGTGGAGTATATGTAAATGCTGGAAGTGAAAAGGCAGTTGCATCGACGAAGAGTTTTACGAATCAGGTGATTGTATTAGTGTTAATCGCAATGTGGTGGTATAAAAATACGACAAGTGTTGAGAAGACTGATGAAAGGGATAATTTTTTTAATGAATTAAGGGATGATTTGGAGGGATTATCAGATAAGATAAAAACAACAATAATGAGTAGTTTAAGTCAAGTAAATTGTTTATCAGAAAAAATTTATAAAGAGAAAAATATGTTTATTTTGGGACGTGGATTATTATTTCCAATTGCATTGGAAGGTGCATTAAAAATAAAGGAAGTTTCTTATATACATGCCGAGGGATTTTGTGGCGGGGCATTAAAACATGGACCTTTTGCATTGATTGAGGAAGGAACACCAATTTTTATTGTTTCAAATGATGATAGTAATTATTTACGGATGGAGAGTGCTGGGGAGGAGGTTAGTTGTAGGGGTGCGAAGACAATTTTGATTACTGATAGTCTTGAGAAATTATTTAAGAAAAATGTGTTTAGTGATGTAATAGAAATTCCAAAATTAAAAGTATTATCAGGATTATTAAGCATCATACCATTTCAATTATTAGCGTATGAGATGGGAATTAAAAAGGGGGTTACTGTGGATCAGCCAAAATCTTTAGCAAAGGTAGTGACGGTTGATGGTTAAAATTTAATATTTTTTTTGTCATAAAAAATATGACCAGAAAAATTTTATCTATTCCTGAAGGAGAAGTTATTAGTTTAGGCTTTTTAGCAGGATTACTAGATATTTCCAAATATTACGACAATAAAGGAATTGATTTTTTATCCCATTTTGATACATTCTGTGGTAATTCCTCTGGAGCTATCATTGCTACGGCCTTTGTTTTCCGTGAAAAAATATTAGAAAGAGGATTAAAAAAAGATCCTAATTTTTATAAATATTGTGGAACTACCAACAAAGATGAAGTAATTAAACATTTATCCTCAAATATTATACGTTACCTAATGGGAGTATTAACTGCCAATTTAGATATTTTATTTGGTAGATCTGGTGTGATTTTGGAAGGGATATTTGGAAAATCAAGTGAAATAATGAATGTATTGAAGGAATATTTTAATTTTACAATGGATGATATCTATAATGGGAGAACATTGATTATTAAAGGGATAAATAAATCTTGGAACAATGATGTTAAAATTTTTACAAATACAAATCGCTTGCAGTATTTACCAGAATCTTTCAATGGAAATAAAATTTCAACATATTTGCCGGAGATTCTAAATAGTTCAATCACTGCTGGATCGATAGTATCCCAGATTGATGAAGAAATTTTTAGTTCAAATTGTTTGTTGGAAATTATATTATTATTTCGGGATGATCCGCAGAAGATAGTGTCAATTAAGACAAATAAGAATAAATCTTTGTTGGAGGGTATATTTTCAAAAGTGAGGAGAGTTTTTAGTTTTGGAGGGAATTCGAGAATAATAAATAATTTTCATAAAATATTTAATAGGAATAATATTTTCGAATGGGAATTTAATTTCGGATATAATACCACCCCTACAGAAATTATCAACGCCGCCAAAAATAACGAAAATAACGAATTAATCAATTTTATCAACAAAAATATAATTTATGAAAAAATTATAACTAAAAAAATCGTAAAAAGATCTAAAAGCGCCAGAATCTAAAAAAATTTATTTTTTTATTATTTAAAAAAATAATCTTTACTTTTATTACTTTAGATGAAAACTGTTGTTGAACCATTACTTCAAGAAAACAAAAATCGTCACGTTCTTTTACCAATAAAGTACAATAAACTTTTCAAACAATATAAAGATGCGACATCAACATTTTGGAGACCTGAGGAAATAGATTTGACGAGGGATAAAAAGGACTGGGAGAATTTGAGCGATAATGAACGTAGGTTTATCAAGTATGTTTTGGCATTTTTCGCAGCAAGCGATGGAATTGTGATGGAAAATTTGGCGGAGAGGTTTATGTCTGAAATTCAAATTCCGGAGGCAAGGGCATTTTATTCTTATCAGATATTTATTGAGCAAGTACATAGTGAAACATACAGTTTATTGATTGATACTTATGCTGATGATGAGAGGGAAAAGATGGAGTTATTCAGGGCTGCGCAGACGATGCCGGTGATAAGGAAGAAGGCGGATTGGGCGTTAAAGTGGATAAGTAATAAAGATGCTACTTTTGGAATGCGTTTGGTGGCATTTGCAGCGGTGGAGGGAATATTTTTCAGTGGAAGCTTTTGTGCTATCTTTTGGTTAAGGAAGAGAGGATTAATGCCAGGATTAACATTCAGCAATGAACTAATTAGTCGTGATGAAGGAATGCATACCGATTTTGCCGTCTCACTTTATGAAATGCTGGAAAACAAATTAACCCAAAACGAAGTTTACGATTTAATTACTGAAGCACTGAAAATAGAAAAGGAATTTATTGTAGATGCTTTACCTTGTAGTTTAATTGGAATGAATGCAGATTTGATGTCGCAATATTTGGAATTTGTTGCCGATCGTTTATTGGTGCAATTGGGGTATGAAAGAAAATGGAGAACTGAGAATCCTTTTGAATTTATGGAATTGATTAGTTTGAGGCCGAAAACGAATTTCTTTGAAAATAGAGTTGGAGAATACAGAAAGGCTGATGAAGGGGATATTCTTGAAATAGTCGAAGATTTCTAATATTCACCCCATCGCATTATCACAAAATTATCATTTATATTTTTAGTTTTTAATCGCAAGATTGAAGCCTCAATATAATTTTCCTCTGGAATACGATTCCGCATACGAATAAAATATTTTAAATCACTAAAAAAAATTTGTTTATTGAAGTTATTGATGGATAATTTTTCAAAAATATTAAAAATAATTGTCATTGCATTTGCAATCAACTTCTGACTTATCCAATTATCTTCTATTCCCATCACATTTATTACTATTTGTTCACCTTCATCGTAAGTTTCTTTTGTTCGTTCAAATTTATTGAATTTAATGCTAAAACTTATATCATTTACTTTTTCAATATGATGCAGAAATGCACTTTCCCGAAATTTTATTTTAAAATTATGCACTTGATCAACTTTTGGTCTTCCATTAATTTTTAGTTCAATTCTTGTATCCTTCAATAATAAAAAATTCTTTATAGCTCCATCAATTGAACTTTTAATTTCAGTTAATTCTATCATGGAGGATTTTTCATCGAAGATTAAACAGTCTGCACATTGTGGGAGATTAATTAATATTTTATTTCTCATTTCGGAATTCTCCATTCCATAAAGAGTTTCGACGATTGAGCCACTAACTTTGTTAAAATTCATGCTAAACTGTATATTAGGAGAGGCTTTACAATATGCAATTTCATGTAAATTTTTTAAGATCATTTCAAGAATAAATCGATTCATTAAATTGCCTTGGTTTTTGAGTACATTTTTAAATAATTCAGATTCTTCTACTAATATTTTAAAATTATTAAAGAAAGATTCTAAATAAGTCGTCAAAGATGAATGATTTATTACTTCATTCTTATCCACTGGTGGATTTATTGTTTTAAATAATAGAAATTTAATTAAACTGTTGTTAGAAAAATTGTTAAAATAATTATTGAATTTTTCCTGAATAAGATTATTGATTAAATTTAAATCGAATATTGAATTGGAAAATTTAATTAAGTTATCAATAGTTGTCGGATCATAATATAAATTGATATTATCAAATAAATTGTTTAACATAATTTAAGAATTATTATAACAATGCATTTTTTACGAATAATGTAAAAAATAAAAATTAATTATACATAAATTGTGGTGGAATATTGTTTTTTTCAACAATCTTCTTTTTATTTTCTAAGTACATTTTGAATGCAATTTCTATGTCATTAATGGTTATATTTCGGGCATTGTTGTTGGAATGAAAGATACGATTTTTAGCGTAGGCTAGTTTTGTGAAATGCACAAAATTTTCCAAATCACCTCCATTGAATTTAAATTCTGGTCGATGATCTTTAAAAAATTCTATTATTTTGTTTTCATCATCTGGATTAGTGTACCAGTTATTACGGCTGAGGATTGTGTTAAATATTTGGAAGAGTTGTTTGTGGTCATAATCTTCAATTGAAAACCTATATGGGAAACGTCTTTCGAGACCAGAATTAAAACCGAAAAATGATTTTTCCAAATCTTCTTTATAGCCAGCGATAATACAGATAAATTCCCCTTTTCCTTCTGTCAAATTTTGGTTTAAAGTGTCGATGCATTCTTTAGCAAAACTGTCTTTGCGTTCTTCATTACCAAGTGCATAGGCTTCATCAATGAGAAGGACACCACCTTTGGCGGAATCAATCATATCTTGTGTTTTTTGGGCGGTTTGTCCGAGAAATCCGGCGACTAAGTCGCTTCTTCGGGCGATAACGACTTTGGCTTCTTGGATGATGCCTAGGTTGGCGTAGATGTCGGCGAGGATGTTTGCGAGTTCGGTTTTTCCGCATCCTGGGGGTCCTTCGATGCAGGTGTGGAGCATATGGGGGAATTGTGGTTCAATATTTTGGAGGAAGAAGACGAGTTGGTTGAAGATATTTTGTTTAATTTTTTCCATACCGATGAGAAGGGATAATTTTTTGAGAGGTTCTTGAAGGTTTAGGAGGTGGTGTTGGTTGAGGGAAATGTTGGTATAATTGAATTTTTCAACTCCATATGCAATTTCTAGAAGATCATAAATACTTTCCATCTTTTTATCCCAAGTTATTTTTAAACGATTCTCTCCTAAATTACGATCATTCTTAACTATCCTTTCCATATTTTTCGGTTTGTCTTCTTCTTCATATTCTGCAGAATCATTATATTCTTGCATTGGTGGTGGGGGATAATTTTGGTAATAATCATTTGGAGGACCTAGATATTCAATAAATGGGAGCTGATTATTGTATTCTTGTGGGACGTCAATGTATTGTATACTATCGCTGGGAGGTTGGGAATAGTTATCTAAATAAATAAAATCGTTTGGGTTATTGGGATTGATATATTTGGTGGGAGGGGGATTTGGTTTTATATTTTTGGGATCTTTTCCGGAGTGATAACCACCTTGGGTGGAATATTTGTTTTTTCTATTATTTTTTTGGTTTTTCATGAATTAGACGTAGGAGGAAAATGGAAATTTCTTGAAAATTAAACGCACTAAAAAATTGATAGTAAATTAATATTGCATTTAACAAATTTGTTAATTAAAAGACACAAACATGCAGGCATTTTTTGGAAATAAAATTTCTGATCTCAGCTGTCCAAAAGAGTCATTCTCTTTTGTTGAAAAGATGAGAGACGAGGTTGCAAGATTCGAGAACGCATATTTTATTGAGGAAGAAATTGATGCTGTATTTTTGCAGAAAATGAGAATGAACATAATTGGTATGGTTCCTGATTTTCGCGAAAACAGCAATATGATGCTTGATGATGATTTTTATACTCTTTCTGCTCAGCCAGATTTTCCATTTGTAAGGAAACTTGATGAGAATATGGTAAAGAGTGTTGGTGTATCTTTGGAAGAAAGAGTGAAGCATTCACCTAAAAAACAGGTGAAAACTCCGATATTGAAAAATCATATTATGAATAAGCCTATTATGAAAAATGGAAATCTAAGAATACGAAATGGAAATCCGATGAAAAAATATGGTTTTGGAATTATATCGGATGCACCTTGTTGCGGTGGAATGGGATGTGCTAGATGTTCTTAAAAATTATTTTATTTATTATTTATTACCAGAGAAGGAAAAATATATGAAAAAAATGATGTCAGATTCTTAAAAACCCAAACCAACTTTGATTTTTATACTGTTAACAGATTAGTAGAATGTTCTTATTCGAAAGGTAATTACATCTTTATTTTAATCTGTAAAAAAAATATTATAATTATATATGGACAAAATATTTCCCATTGAAAAAAATTATTGTAAAATTTTTATTAAAAAAGACAGCCCTGAATTTGCACAGACAAAATTACCGAGATATCTTACAAAGACATTAAGTGAGTGGTCTATAAATTTTGCGAGTGAAAATTATTTCAGAGTAAGATTATGTTTGCTTCATGAAAAAATAGATGCAATTATTTTTACAAATTTTCCAAATATTGAAGTTGTCGATGATCTTAGCATACTTTTCCTTCTTAAAATATATAAATTATACGAATTACTCAAAATGAAAATGGTTAATTACAATTCACCCAAAAAAAATATTATAATTTTTAATAAAAATATCAATTTTGATACAATCGCAAAATATACATTCATTAAAAGTGTTCAAGAAGGAAAAATATATTCCATCAATTTTACCAATGATGATCTACTTATTATGGCCTCAATCATTGGATCCGGAAATATAAAATTCGATACTCCCACTGACAATATTTTCAATAGATATTTGAGAGAAACAATATTGACGGAGGATTTTTACAGAAAACTGGCTGAAAAGAAAACAAAAGACGTCGAAAAATTAGTAGGAGAACGCTTCGAACAAATTAAAAAACAAGATCCAAATTTTTTATCAAACACCAAAAAACAATTTAAACTTGAATATAACAGTCTAATGGATAAATTAAATAAATTTTTTAAAACGGATGAATATAAAGAATTTCAGGACAGTTTGGTGGTAAAACAGTTTAAATTTCCAATGAAGGAATATTTTGGGGAATCGAAGCCAATTACATATAATTGTTTCAAAACTTTAGTAGATGAATTCGAAGCCGAAGTTGTTGAAAAACTTAATCTCTGAAAATAACGCATTTAAAATTATTTTTTTATCAATATAAGAAAATAATGACCTCAATTGACGATTATATTAAATATCAGTTAGAAGCTGAACAAAAGTACGGTAAAAATACGATTGTTTTTTACGAAAATGGATCTTTTTATGAAATTTATGGTGTTGATAATGATAAAGAAAAAGTAGGACAACCAAAACGAGTAAGTGAAATTCTTAACATTGCAATCACCAGAAAAAGTAAAAAAATCCTTGAAAACTCACGCAAAAATCCCCTTCTGGTTGGTGTACCTGTCGCACATGCTGACAAACATATTAAAACTTTAATAGCCAGTGGATTTACCATTGTTTTTGTCGAACAAACTACAAGACCGCCTAATCCGGAACGTGGATTGACTCATGTATTATCACCTACCACATATATTGCGGACGAATATAGGAGTGATAATAATTATGTTTTGTCGATTTTTTTTGAGACGATGAGAGATAAGAATGGAAGAATAAGTTTGGGAGTTGGGTTGTGTGCATTTGATTTGACAGTTGGCGATGGATTATTTTATCAATTAATCTTTAATGATGTGGAGGTAGTTTTGGAGGAAGTGTATAGATTTATGGAGGCGATAGATCCGAAGGAGATTGTTATTAATATGGAGAAATGTGAGAATTTATCCTTTAATGAAATACGTGATCATTTGGAATTATATAGACATCAATATTACATTCGAGAACTCAAGAACGATTATTACCGAATTGTTTATCAAAATCAAGTATTAGCAAAAGTTTTTCCCAGTCAAACGATGTTGTCGCCAATTGAACAATTAAATTTGGAAAATCAGTCTTTATCAGTGATGGCCATAATGTTAATATTGGATTTCATATATGATCATGATGAGAGAATATTGAGATCGTTGAATGTGCCGAGGGAGTGGGAAGAAAAGAAGCATTTGATATTGAATAATAATACATTGTATCAGTTGAATATAGTATGTGATGGGAGTGTTGGAAATGCGAAGTCGTTATTTGATATAATAAATGGGACGAAGACGATTATGGGAAAGAGGAAGATGAAATCTTGGATGTTAAATCCGGTGGTTTGTCCGGTAATATTGGAGAGAAAATATGGGACATTGGAGAGAATTATGGAGGGACAGTTATGGAAGAAATATGATAGAATATTGGGGATGATAATTGATTTGGAGAGATTTTTTCGCAAAATGAGTATTGGATATTTATTACCACATGAGATGGCATCATTTGAGCATTCGCTGGATGCGATTGATTCAATTATTAAATTGTCATCTACGGATTTCTCGATAGGTGAGAATAATTTTATGGATACTTATGCAGTTGATGATAATATTATGCAGCAATTTCGGGTATTTTATGAGAAATATTTTGCAACATTTAATTTGACTTTAATGGCGCAGTTTGGTTTGAATGATATTAATCAGTCATTTTTTAATTTTGGGGTTATACCAGAACTGGATGAGATACAGAATAGAATTAAAGTGGAAAGGGAATATTTTGAAAATCAAGCTGCAGCGTTAAGTCGATTGATTGATCCATCGAAAACGGATTGTGTGAAGTTTGATCATAATGATAGAGATGGTTATTTTTTGAAAACTACTTCGAGAAGGGGTGAGGTTTTGGCGGGGAGATTAGGAAGGGAATATAGTATGAAGAATACTGGGGCAAATGTGTGTAGGATAGTGAGTGACGAATTGGAGAGGGCAAATGTCAGATTGCAGAATGCTGAGAAGGATATAAGGGATAAGGTTAGGGATTGTTTTATTAAGTGGTGTGAGGATGAGTATAAAGGAAATCACGAAATGTTTTCAACAATTATTCATTTCATTGCAACGATAGATATGGTAATGGGTCAGGGAAAAGTATGTCGAGAGAATAACTATCATTGTCCAATTATTAAGAAAAATGCCGAAAAAAGCAGTTATGTGTATGCCAAAGGATTACGTCATCCAATAATTGAAGTAATTAATCAGGAAACATTATATGTACCAAACGATATTGAGTTAAATGGGACTGGGATATTGTTGTATGGTTTGAATGGAGGTGGTAAGTCATCTTTATTGAAGGCAGTTGGGTTGTCAGTGGTGATGGCGCAGATGGGGATGTATGTACCAGCAGATGAGTTTGTGTATTATCCGTTCAAGACTTTGTACACGAGGATAATGGGGAATGATAATATATTTCGAGGATTGAGTAGTTTTGCGTTGGAGATGACGGAATTGAGGACGATATTGCAGTATGCTAATGGAAATTCGTTGATTTTGGGAGATGAAATATGCAGAGGGACAGAAATACATAGTGCTTTAAGTATTGTGAGTAGTGCGGTTAGTGTGTTATGCAAGAGAAGGACTAATTTTTTGTTTGCGACGCATTTGCATAAGTTGCATGAAATAGATGTGGTGAGGGAATGTGAGAACTTACGTCATTATTATATTGATTTGATAATGGAGAATGGAAAATTGATTTTTGGGAGGAAGATATATGAAGGGATTGGTAGAAAATTATATGGATTGGAGGTGGCGGAGCATATAGTAGAACACGATGAATTTTTGAAATTAGCAAATAAAGTCAGGCGGCAATTGTTGGAAGGAGAGATTATGGGAAATAATGAAACAATTGTTTCGACGAAAACAAGTCAATATAATACGGCATTGTATGTGGATGAGTGTGTGATATGTGTGGAAAAAGGAGACGTAAGTTATGATGGAATTTTAGCAGGGGGGGCAGAAGATGGCACAAGTGCGCTTGAAGTCCACCGAAGTGAAGGGCTAAGCCCTTCACTAGAGGCTGGATTCAAGCGCACAAGTGCGCTTGAAGTCCACCGAAGTGACAGAGTCAAGACTCTGTCACCTGAGGTTGGACATTCTAAGGGGCTTCGCCCCTTAGAAGTCCACCGAAGTGAAGGGCGTAGCCCTTCACTAGAGGCTGGATTCAAGCGCACAAGTGCGCTTGAAGTCCACCATATAAATAGTCAGAAGTTTGCCGATTGTGATGGATCAATTGATTATTTCCACAAGAATCATAAGGCAAATTTGGTGGTATTATGTCAGAAGCATCATACACAGGTTCATTTGGGTGAGATAGTGATAAATGGATGGGTGAAGACTGGGGATGGTGTGAAGTTGGATTGGGGAGAGAAGGAAGTAAAGTCGACGGTTCATATATCGAGGAAGACAGAACAGCCAGTAGTAAATGAAGAAGTTAAAAATAAGATTTTGGAATATAAACATTTGGCTAAAAATTTGGGGGTGAAAGGAATTAAATTGAAAGTTGAAAAAGAATTAGGAAAAGACGTTTCCCTCATTTTAGTCAAAAAAATTATTAATGAATGAACATTAAGAAATTTATTTAATTATTGATAACGCGTTTGCCGATGGTGTTTGGGGCAGTTTGTTGCTTAAGAATTTTCTGAACCTGTGAAATATCAAGTTCGAAATTCTCATCCTGATTGGGTTTCCCTGAATCTGAACCTACGCCACTTGACGATCCTGCTCCACGTTCAATTTTATCAATTTGTGCTTTCATTCTACGCATATCGGTAGTAATTGATGATGTAATATTGATAAGATCAACGACTGCCTTTTCCAAAACTTGAAACTTCATTTCAAGCTGTTTGCTCATTCTACCCTCATTTAGATGCATCCTTATTGTATTCTAAAGAATTAAATATGTTATTTTAAACGAAAATCTCTTATTGAAAATCAATTTAAAAAAATTTGATTTTTTTTAATTTAAAAACTTTATAGTATTTAATAGGAGATTATGATTGTTCCAGTTCGTTGTTTTAATTGTGGTAAGGTTTTGGCTCATCTTTGGGAACCTTACCTTGAAAAAATACAAGTTGCCACTAATGCCGAGTCTTTAGATAAAGAAAAAAATACGGTTATCATCACAGAAGCCAAACAAAAATCGATTGAATCAAAAGCTCTTGATGAATTAGGGATTGAAAGATATTGTTGTCGCATTGCGATGTTAGGAACAATTGATTTGACAGAAGACATTGTCAAAACCAGTTATTCTCGTCCTTAAATGGAAGATTCTGGAGGAGAATTCAGAATATTTGTTATAATTCCTCCCTTATTATTTGTTCGTTTTGTATTATTATTCCCTTGTTTTGTAATATTTACAGCCGGTGCATTAGTTCCAACAATATTTTTCTTTGTATTATTATTAGTTGCTACAGAATTTCCCATAGAAGTTTTATTAGTTAATGTTCCAATATTTAAAGGAGCGGTTGTATTCGATTTTTTTGTATTTGTATTTCCTGAATTACTACTTAACATTAAACCAGTATTTGCATTAGACTTTGCTTTGGTTGAATTATTAGCTGTTGAATTATTATTAGCTGTTGAAGTTGGTGCAGGTGTTTCTTCAGATTTTCCCCAGTTGAATGGGTTTAAATTAAAACCACCTTTTTTATTTTTTCTGGTAGTTTTTTTGGTCTTCTTTTTCTTTCCACCGCCTGACAATGGTCCTAATTGATAGTTTAATATTTCTTGATTTTCTTGTGCTTGCAAATGTTTTTCCATGTCAAACATTTCCTTCTCTGTCATATGTCCATCAATTACTTCTGCCCCACCCTTCTGTTTTCTAGTTGTCTTCTTCGTCTTTTTTCTTTTTCCACCTATCATTGCACTTTTAGAAATCTGACTCTCAACCTGTTTTGCAGGAGCTGACTGTGATAAATCTTTCGGTATAGATGTTTCCGTTGCAACCTTACCTAATTCTGGCTCCTCACCCATTACTTCAGATCCTCCCTTCAATTTTCTTGAACGGCTCCTTGTATTTTTAGCTAACAGGCCTGCTGCTGATGCAAAGTTATCGAAACCACTTGGAACAAACAATTCGGACACTTTACCCAAAAAATTAACTGAGTTTTTTGATTTTGGCATTTTATATTATTATTTAATATAAAAAATTTTATCTTCTAATATCCATTTTCCTTCATCAAAAAATCATAATTCTGATCTTCATCATCATCCTCACTCGACTCCACCTCTAAATACTCCCTAGTATTTTCCTCAACATACTCCCCCTTATGTGTCGAATATTTATCTACAAATTTAACAAATTCATCATAATTATATAAATGCTCTGTACAAATATAATTCTGTTTTAATTTAGATAAAAGAAATTGATAAAGACTATAATATTCATCTGAGAAATGTTCATAATAATACTCATCCAAATCCTCCTTAAACTTCTCAAAATGAATCTTCCTATTCTCCTCCCTCTGTCGTCGCAACTCCTCTCGCCTCTTCCTACTAGCTGTCGTCCAATCCATTCCCAACTACTAAAATTTATCTACATCTTTTTAAGCTGACTTCTGTCCTTAAAATTAATAAAAATAAATTTACAAAAAATTGTAAATCCATTCTCATCAATTTCTAATCTATCCAAAAATCTCCTATCATATGCCAAAAATTGATCATATATATCCTCTAACTCCTCCCTATTTTCCCCCATCCACTCATAAAATTCTTTTCTCCTCAAATACACATTCTGTCTAACATATTGCACCGGCTTCTCCTCAACTTTTTTCTCCGGCAACTTATTCACATCCAATTCCTTATCCTTCACCCACTTCTTCATCTCCTTCACTTCCACCTTCGCCGGTATTACCTTATTCGCAACCAATTTCTCATCCTCCAATTTCTTCTTAAAAGCCCCCGGCACATATACTTGTGACATCTTCAACAATATATATCTATAAAAATAAATCTTTAAACCATTTATTTTGGTTTAACCAGATTTTTCGGTTTATTTTCTTTTCTCTTAAGTACATTACTTACCGTTTGCTGTCTATTATCATAAACATAACTCACAAATCTATCCGCCAACTTATCATCCCTAAAAAACTCTTTCGTCTTCTGCAGTAAATAATCCCTCGACATAGAATCAGTCCTCTTCGTCTCCCCCATCGTAATCACCACATCCCCAACCTCCATCTTACTATTATTCATCCTATTCTCCCTCATATAGTCCAAAATTTTATTCTCCAATCCATCAGCTCTTTCACGATATGCCTTTATCTTCTTCTGAAAGGGTGCAATTTGTTCGTTACTTTCTTTAATTTTTTGGTGAATTGCATTCCATTCTAAAACCACTTTTTTAAACTCAGAACTCATCTTATTCTCTAAAATAAGATAAATAAAAAAATTTTCTTCATTTCTTCTTCTTCAAAATCCTCTTCTTCCTCCCCTACCAATCCCCTCTTATACTCATCCAATAACTCCCCATAATCCTCCTTCACCCTACTCTTCAATCCCTCATAACTAGTTGACGAATCAATCGCCAATAATAAATATAACAATGTATCCTTCAAATCATCAATATTATTCGTTACAATATTTAAATTTGTTTTAGCTGTTCCATAACTTCGATTATTAGTTCTTGTATTGTTATTACTTTCCGACATTATAAATTTATATTAGAAAATATCTACCATAAATTCAAAAAATAAATTAAAAATCAATTCCATATTTCTGTGCCACACTCCTCGTCACAACTCCAACATAATTCTCCGTCTTCTTTCCTTTTTCATCCTTCTTCTTTGATTCATCCTTCTTCTTTGATTCACGTTTCCTCTTTGAATCTTTCTTCCCCGAATGCTTCTTCTTCGGCAATTCAATCAACTTCTTAACCTTCTTCACAATATCACCTGTCGATTTAACCTTCACCGGACCACTCTTCTTCGGCTTCTTCACAACATTAGTCTGAGCCCATCCCCCATAAACTCCATCAATCAATCCATACTTCAAACAAGTCTCATAATCCCACCACTCATCCCTCTTTAACATCTTCCTCAAATCCTTCCTCGTCAAATTCGTCCTCTCCTCATATATCTCATATATCTTCTCCATAAACTTCTTACTATTACTCAAATCCTCCTCCATTTCATCAAACTTTCCCCAATAACCTCCACGCAACTGATGAATCAACATCCAAGAACTCTGAGTCATATACCTTTCCTTTGCCACAACACTAATTAAAGTGGCCGCACTTGCAGCACATCCTTCAATTATACTAACAACAGGAATTGGACAATTACGGATGTAATCCACAGTAGAAAAACAGGCCAATAATTCTCCACCATAGGAATTAATATGCAAATAAATCTTCGCTGGCTTACAATCATGTTCCAAACTATAAAACTGCAAATCTTTTGCCAAATGCGCCAATTCCCTATTCAATTCCAAACAACTCTCCGTAGAAACTGAATCATAAAAATAAATGTGATTCTTATGACGAGTTACCCCACTACTTCCTCCTCCATTAAATCCAATTAATTTACTAAGATCTAATTTTGGTCCGTCCTCTTCATCATCATCATTATTTTTTGGTCTTTTATCCTTGGATTTTTTTAAAAGACTCTTGTAAAATTCTCTCTTCTCATTTTCAGGAAATGCCGAATAATAATGCTTCTTGCTTATACCTCCAAAAATCATTTATATTATTATTTTATAATTTTCTTTTTAAACTAAAAATTTTAACTATAGGATGATCTTTGTTTGATAAAATCTCATCTCTCCACTTCATGAAAAAAAGGACAGTCAATTGTAAGATTTCTTAAGAAAAATATTAATGCACCTTGTATTTGTGATTCAAATATTATGTTAAGTGGTGCTCAAGAAAGAGACCAGATATATTTTATGACACACCAACTTATTGTGTAATTTTATAAGGTATAAAACATAAGAGAAATAATCTAGAAATTTCACTTGAAGAAAGACTTGCATTATTACTTGAAGTAGTCCATGGTGAAATATAAAAGGAATATTATCAATTCCAAGTAAAAATTTATCAACTTTTTTATGACGATGTTTATGATCAATATTATAGAGTTAAAGAAGAAGATATTACAAGCATTGTGTATTTTTAAAAAAAAATACTCAATTAGTATAAAAAAAATTATTAATTGTAAAAAAATAATTATATTACTCTTATTACGAGCAACCTCCAATCTCAAGGGGTCTTCTATTAACATCGGGTTCAATTGTGGTCTGATTCCA